TTGGCCTTTGAGAGAAAGTCACCCTGCAAAGGATAGTCCGCCAGCATGTGACCGAAGACGAGAAGGCTGAACAGTTCCAATTCACTCGCCATGACGGTCGCCTCCTGATGGGTGGCCAGAAACGTCGATAGCGAATACCTCGACAGGATCAGGCCCGAAATGTGGATGGGTGATTTTCTTGCGGGTAAAGCCGAGCCACGGAAGCTCCAACCGGCGTTCGGCGTCGTCGCGCTTCGGGTAGCCTTTGGTCAGGACGATGCCGTCAAACGAGCGATGAAGGATGCCACGCCTGCCACCGACGATGAGCCGCTTCGACCAGTAATCGTTCGCGAGCCGGTATTCTTCCTTCTTGGTGCCATCGCGGATTGCATCGAAGTATTCGGCTTTCAAGGGGAGGATAAGCTTACTCATTCCGCGCCCTCCGATGGTGCAGAGGGGAGTGGACGCCAGTGGGTGGGGGCCTCACTGCCTTCTAGGCGTAAGGCTTGCGGCCACTGAGTGAACCAGCCTTCCTTGAACAAGGTTTCCTCGTCTAGAAGGTCAAGTTCAGCTTCTGACATTGGGAACGCGCTACAGCTCGTGTAACTGGCAATGAACTGGCCACAGTCTTTGCGCCACGCCAATATCTCTGTTCCATCCTTCGGCGCACTTTCAATCGGCAACCACCCATCCCCCTCGACCTTACCGGCGTCGGCATGGAGAACGCTGGCAACTTCCTGCCAAATCGGGTTGTGATGTTCGCCGCCGCGCATGATTGTACCGGCAGTGATGCCCTCAATCACATAGTCACGGAAACGGGCCAGCACGTCCCGCGCCTGCGCGTGAACGGCGTCGGCATGGTCCGGGGAGGATAGGGCGCGGATGGCGGCGGCATCTTCCAGCGAGCAGTTTCCCGGGAACTGACACTCGCCTTTTCCATGAGGCAGGGCTTTACACCCGCACTCAATCAGCTTTGCAGCTGCTTCAATGCCCTGCCGGTATCCTTCCTCCAGCACAGCCGCTCTGCCAGCGGATGGCTCAAGCGCGGAGAGGATGCGAGCCATGAAGTCCTGATACTGCCGTTTGCAGTCACCTGGAACAGACTTGTTGCTTTCTGTGGTGATTGAATGCAACGGAGAAAGACGTTCCGTGGCTTCACGAGCCTTCGCACGATACCAAGACTGATCTGCCCCTGATGTTCCTGAAATATGGCAGAGCTTCTCGAACATGACTTCATAACCAAACGCCATCCGCTCGATAAGCTTTATGGCGTCGGCCTTCACAGCCCCTTGCACGGGGAGGAAGGGGAGAGCGGCGGTTATGACTTCCTTGATATCATTAGGGCCGATTGGCTGCCATTCGCCATTGATCCGGCAAAGATGATCGTAAACAGCGTCAACGACATGTTCTGTTAAATTGGGCGCGGTCATACTCGCGATCCTCCGACGATTTCTCCGGTGCGACGGTCAACTACCTCGCCGGATATGAGCTTCTTGAAGCGGGAGTTCTTGGAACCGGCCATTGATGGCTCTTTCCTGATCCCGCGATGCTTTTTCCTGATTTTGTTGACCTTTGACCGAACTGTGGCTTCTGCCTGGGTCTTGCGCTTGTGCGCGGTATCCAAAACAGCCTGAAGGTTTCCCTCTCGGTTCTCGCCACCCAGCCAAAGCGGAATGATATGGTCGTACTCGACCTTATCTCCAGGCATGAACGGGCGTCCGGTGAGGGCGCACTTGTCGCCCTGTCGGTCTCGTATCCGGTCCTTTACCTTGTCCGGTGGCATGGAGTTGTCGGACTTGCCGACCCATTCAGGTACGGTCCTCATTATTCAGCCCTCGGGAGCTCTGGAATGTCGGCAATATCAAGCCCGGTCAGATCGGCAATTGTCTGCTGATCGAACTCGACTTCCGCCTTCATCACGGACGACAGGAACTTTGAGGTTTCCAAAGCCTTCTTAACGGCTGGGTCACGCACGGTAGCCGGTGCCGACTTCAACAAACCTGCATACTGGTCACGCAATACCTGCACGTCACCATTTATAGCCGTGGCAGCAACCAGCATTCTGACAGCAGTTTTCAGCCAGTTCTTTTCCTCATCGGTTGTTTCGTCGGCTGGAATATCTTCAGACGCACCCTGTTCGCCCGTATCCGGCTCGCTGGCTGGCGTTTCGGGTTCTTCGGTAACAATCTCCGCTTCTTCGATTTTCGCGCTCTGTGGTTCGTCTCCGAATGGGTCGGCAACGGTCTGAACCGGCGTGATGTTCTTGGCATTGTCAGCGCCTTGGAACTCCTGCGCTTCTTCGCGGTCATAAACACCAAGCAGAACTTCCGGCACATACCGGCGCGCCCAAGAACGAGCGGCGAAATAGCCAAGCTGCTGCTGCGGGTCTGACTTCCAAAGCGGGCTGTTCTTGGTCGTGATCGATCCGATTGAAGGGGAGGTGTATTCATAGGTCTCGCCGTCCAGTACGCCAGAGACGGTGCACGTCATGTCGTTGCCGGTTCCGTTGTAGGCGTATTTCAACCGACCCTTGATGCCGGATCGGGTATTGACCACGGCAGCGATAAGCTGGGCCTCATAAGCAATCGTGCCGTTGACCGAATAAGACTTTGACGCCACCGCAAAAGGCGACATCTGCCATTCCAGCGCCTGCATTGCCACCGCCATACATGCACCGGCGTTATTCCGAAGGTGCTTTGGCAGGGCGATATCCGCTTTGCTCATCACTTCTGCAAATCGAACGACTTCGCCAAGGTTCTGCGGTGCGATACTTGATCCAGTCGCGCCAGCGGAGACAGAGACGGTATTGATAGACGTTTCACGTGTTGCGAGTTGGTTCATTCTACAGCCTCCAGCGCCTTCTTAAGCGCGATGTTCAGTTCTCGGATTTCTGACAGCCCCAGGGGCTTACGGTCATTATCGGTATCGCCTATGGCGGCGTTGAAACCGCACACCCAGCAAGCAATGTCTGATAGGCCGTTCTGCGCCCACTCTGCTTGCTTCTTGGTCATCCTAATGGTGACAATCGGTTCGCCTATCTCGGCATAATCTGCATCAAGGATCATCGTTCACGCTCCGATAAGCTTCTGCTGGTACCAGACCGGGAATGCGGTCTCGTCAGCCTCTTCAAGTGGTGTGGATGGAACCCATGCCGTGTCTGTACCGAACTCGCCCATGAATAGGCGGTAGTTCTCGACGGCTTGGGCAATTCGTTCTGCGGCCCTGTCGAATAGCGGGTTACCCGGCGACAGCATGATACCGTGCGATATCGGCGCGCCCTTTTTCTGCCAGAACACGAATACGAAGGCGAAAACCGGGTTGCTGACTACCTTTGACAGCCAGTCCTCTTGACCTTCCGGCAGACCGAAAACCTTCCCGGCCCTGAATAGTCCCTTCATCTGGCGGCGACCGTCCGAATAATGACCGGCGGAAACGATATAATCATAGCTGGCCATCGCATCCCGGCAGGCCTGCTTGAACTCCTTATCGCTCCTGTTCTCGATAGACTTCAGATCGACAATCGAATTGATCTGGAGGTAATCGAAGCGAGCTTTGTAGCGGATGCCATTCACGGTCCAGAACACCGAGACTTCCGGCTGCCCGCCTTCGAATGCCCGTGCCAGTGTCTTGTTCGCCTTGATGAAGGCCGATGCCGCAAGGATTTTCGAATAGTCCTTGAACTTCACCGGCACTTTACCGGCGGCGACAATCGCGGCAATTTCATCCTTCCCGGCCTTAACATTCCCTGGGTTCACGTATGCAGCGTGGTTCTCCTTGAACTTCTCCACGCCTTCGAGAACGCACATGTGAAGCTGGCGACCGAATATCTTTGCCGGTGTGTCGTCGTCATCGTCACGGGCCGGGTTCATCGGGCTATCCCACCAGAAATCCGGTGCGTTACCGATGAGCTTCTTCAGACCCGTTGAACCAAGGGCCGGATCGGCGTGATATTCTTCGTCGGACATACCGAAATAGATGCCGTCCTCATGCAAGGTGTCAGTCACGATCACCTCCACGGGCTGCTAGCATGGCGTCTGCCATACGATAAGCCAGAGCGGAGTAGTGGTTTTGGGCACAATCCTTTTTGTATTGCTCTTGGTCTTCATAAGCGTACGAAGACATGACTTCGATGGTTACTTCCTTCGGCATGAAACCATTTGTCAGCATCCCTTGCAGGGCAATCGCAGCAAAATAATCACGAAGCGTCATGCCTTCATGCGCGAACTGGAAATCTACTGGCACTGAAACGGGAAACGCCGGTCCACCTGTCTCAATCTTGCTCACATCACTCTCCCGAAAAATCTGCCAGCCCGACTTCCAGAGCGCGGACGTATTCAGCGTCTATCGCTGCCCAAAGCTTGGCGGCTGTGTCGATGACTGGCTGGGTAAACCGTGGGCGCTTCTCATCGCCCTTGACTGACTGGCGGCGCACATAGCCGCTTACTTGGAGGAGGGCGGTCATTTTGCTGGCTCCTGCTTTGCTGTTGAAGCTGGCTTGCAGTAGGCAACCGTTGACCGGCGTGTATCTCCTGGTGCGTCGGTATCGAAACGCATACTGCTAAGTATTTCAAAACAGTCGGCCTTCGGCATTGGCGGTGTGTTATCCCACGCTCCGCAACCCCATCCAGAAATACCCATGCAGACGAAAAGTATGTATGCGGGTTCCATAGCCTCACACTTTCTCGGCCAGATACCCGGCCCATACTGCAAACGTTGCGATGAAGGTTGAAACGGCTACGAAGGATGCGATGTCATGGAGAAGGTCACGCATTGAAAAGCTCCACGATTAGACGCCAGATCAAAGGTGCGCCGAAAAACAGAATGATGGCGTAGAAGGAAACCATCGGGTGAACCCCGGCCTGCGAACACCATTTCCCGAACCAGAATGAGAGCGGTGAGAGCATGAAAGTTGTCAGGCACCAGAGGGTAAAAATCTTGTCTGTGCGGCTCACGGCCTCGTCCTCTTGCTCTGGCACAGCGCGATAAAAGCGACGATCAGTGCCATGGTGATTAGGTGATCGAATGGGGAGAGTGTCATGCTTCACCTCGCGCTTTGGCGAGCAACGCATCGACTTCAGCGTAGAACCTTTTGCCCCAAGCCCCCTCGGCATCGATGTTGGTCCACCCCCGGATTTTGGCCAGTTTCTCGTAAAGCTCTGGCGCTGCGGCGATCAGGTGGGCGTTGGCCTGGGCGTTTGTTATCGCCCCCTGATGAACGTATGCTATGGTTATCCCTAGTCCGTCCGTTCTAACCGGAACACTTTCGTCGCCACGGGGTTGCCATGCCATCCAAGGCCCCGGAGTGAATTTCGTCTCAGTCATTTCACCCTCCGCTGACACACAACTTCCGTGGTCATCAGGCGAAGCGCCTCATCAGGTCCGGTCTGGTATGGCCGGAAGATCAATTCAAAGGCGTGGTTCACGATGCCCTTGCCGACGAACTCGCAATCTTCACGGTCCCAGAATGGTCCGATCTGCTCGACTACCCGGTTTTCAATCAGGACAAATCCGATATGTGGATCAGGCAATCGGGTGGCTGGCATCACGGACAGAGCCGTGGAAATCATCAGTGCAGAGAACATTAAGCCGCCCTCCCATGGACGTAATCATTGATGCGTTCGAAGGCGTCACTGGTCATATCCAGCAGGTCATCTGCGCGGTTTGCGCGGTACTGCGAGCGTTCCAGCTTCGACATTGCTGGTTGATCACCGAAGCCCCGGTAGAGGTCGATCAAGCGCATTTCAGTATCACAGCGCTGTTCGACGTACTTGCCAAGCAACCGGCGAACCTCAAGCCCGCTGTCGCCCTGATCCTTCAGCGTAAAACACGTCAGGCTGATCGAACCGAGTTGGCCAACAAGAGCTTCCAACTGCGCGATATCGTTCTTCAGAATGGCTTCGATTTCGGCTTTCGTGGACATCGCTCGATCCTTTCGGTGAGCAGTTTCACGACTTACTCAGGTCCAGTGTTCTAGTTCTTCCGGTCAAGTTGCGCGCACCGCGCTGCGGTTCACATGGCAACCTCCATCGCCTGTTTCGGCAGTGGTTGAAATCTCGCGGTCCAGATCGGCAGAGCTTCTTCGTGAACAGCTTTGACACGCTCAATGTTGCATAACTTGCAACTAACGTCAATCAGTAAAATTGCATAACTTGCAACTTTCTTGTTGCGCCGATGTGGGAGAGAGGTCTATGTCTATAGGCACCGGATCAGTTTTTCGTACCGGTTCACCATGGAATGCCTATCCCGAAAGGGACGGCCTCACGGTAGTTCGGAAGCTTCGACTTCAAGTCGCCTTCTGGTCTGTTTGTGCAGTAGGGGTGTGGTTTGCCGATCCATGGCGAATGTCGCAGGCAAGGGACACAAGCGGCTCACCGGCAATCAGGTGAGAGGGAAGGCGCAACGACAAGGGCACCGTGATAAGCCCCGCGCATGAGGCTCCTGAGCCAATAGAAACACGGCATGAACCGGACAGGCTATGCGCCGACATATGGCGTACCGGGGATGCATGGAAACCTCAGGTGCTCGTCCGAGCTTCAAGTGTTCCGGTGCAGTAGTCCTTGGGCTGGTTCGTTCCGGTCCCAAGGGATTACTGCGTCGTTTCCTAGGGTCTGAACCGTCTTCAAGTGAAGAGCAAATCCTGAAAACAAACAGATAGCGGTACGTAGAAAGGTAAGCGCTATGCAGGGATGGAAAGACAAAACACTGACGATTGATCAGCATCCACGATGCAAGGCGTACTTGGCATCGATGTGGATAAAGCAGTTTCAGGGCATGAACGATTATTGGTGCGCGGCAGCAATCGCGGAAAGCTTTTCGGACAAGCGCCTGAAAAAACTCGGCACCGTGAATTTCAACACAATGACCGGAACGCAACTGCTGGATGCGTTTGAAGCCATTCTGGCAGGATCGGCAAAGAAGCCGAAACGTCATGCGAAGAAGTCATTAAGTCCGAGACCGAAATATCAGAAACAGCAAGCCAACCAGCCCAAAGCGGCGTAGGAGGAAGTGATGATTGAAAAATTCACAAAGCACTTTGAAAAATATTTCAGGGAGCACCACAATTGCAGGCTCCCTGATAATTGCACTTACGCACCTTTGCCAGATGACTTAACGCCTAAGCAGGCTGCCGCCCTCACATGGATGCTTTTAATCGTTTGCCGAATTCCACTGCGAGAAGGGATTTCCATTTGTGAAGAGCTTCTGTGCTCAGGGAAGACGAACGAAGCTCTTGAAGTTTTTCACGAGCATTTGAGAACTGGCGTTCCAGCAAAGGCTCCTGAAGCGCCTTGTCTCTGAACATGGTGTTTTTTGTTTTTTCAAACATCTGTTCGTTGAACTTAACCAAATCGAAATCGGCGTCTCTGAATAACACAAGATCAAGAATTCCGATGATGGCAGCGCAAGCCATAGGGCCGTTGTCATCTTCGGACATTTCATCGAATATTTTGATAAATTCAGCACGATAATCGTTATCGTCATATGGAAGCATGCGGCCAAACGCCAGACACACCTGCGGAATTACCAATTCAGAAACCATTGTCGGCAAGTCATCTATGAATTTAATAATCTCTTCTTTTGGTGTCATTCTAGCCCCCTATTCACCCTTAATCCGTTCCCACTCTTCCGGCGTTAGTGCCGCTTTCAAAACCGTATCCACCTCATCCAGATAGCTTTCCCACATCGGACGGCCTTCGAACTTGATATCCGGCGGATTGTTGTGAAGCTCACACAAAGCACGGGCGGCTCGTTCGCGGGGAGGTTTCTGGCGTGGCATGGCTATCCGTCTGTGCCCGTTTTCTGGTCGTTGAACAGCAGCCTCAACATCTGGATTGCTTTCTCGCGCTGCTCCTCGGTCTTGTCCTTGAACATACGCGCTATCCAGTCATCGTCTGGATGGCGGAATAAGGAGCTTATGTCGTCGGCATGGAATAGCTCGCGTAACTTCTCCAGGTATTCCGGTTTCGGGACCGTGCCCTTAAACCACCGAGAGACCAGCCCTTTATCGGCCCCGATCTCATTCACGATATCAACCTGTTTCAGTCCGCGCTTTTCCGCCCACTCAGCAATGAAGTGAACGCGTGTCGGGGTCTTGCCTGCGTGAATTTTGATCGTGTTGTTCATGTTGCAACCATAGCGAATTGCGAAAATGAACTCGTTATCGCGACATGCAACTTTTTTGCTTGCGTTAAGTTGCAAGTTATGCAACTAATAACAGCCATGGAACGCACATCTGAAATCACCAAGTACCGCGAAGAGAACGATCGAATGAGCCTTGAGCAGTTCGGGAAACTGTTCGATCCGCCCGTCGATAAATCGACCGTACTACGCTGGGAGCGCGGACAGATTACGCCGCGCCGAGCAATCGAGATTGAGGCTGCTACTGGAATTTCTCGGTGCGCACTTCTGCCAGAGCTATTCAAAGGTGTCGAATGATCATCGAACTCGAAATCAACGGCGCTCGTGTGATTATCAGCGGCGATAATCTTACCGTGAACCTTACGCAGGACGATCAGGTAAAGAGCAACGTAATCACGCCACGAATTGTCCAGCCAAAAACGCCTTCCGCAGAGACGATCAGAGAGCTTCGCAAAAAGCTGAAGCTTACTCAGTGCGGCTTTGCGAGAATGCTTCGTGTCAACCAAGCGACAATTTCCAGATGGGAAACTGGAGCTGACGAACCGCACGGTGCCGCCGCTGTCCTGCTGGCAAACATGATCACCGATGCCGGTAATTCCTCCGGAGCGGTCGGGTTGATCGCCCTTCGAGAATGGATAAAGGCCGGACATGGCCGTCAATCCTCCCTCGCAGAGGCTCTTGGCATCACAACTCCAGCAATTCCGCAGTGGCAGGAAGTCCCCGCAGATAAACTGGTTTTGGTCGAGAAAATCACAGGAATTTCGCGTCAAGTTTTGCGCCCTGATCTGTTTGACGGGATGCGCGCCTAATCATCATTGCCTGCCGGGGACACCTCGCCCCCGCCTGTTACTCGGTAGGTAATAAGCCCGGAGATTTGATCTCCCTGACGGGTCTCCGGGCAACCCATTTCACAAAGGACTAGACCGATGAACATCACCGGAAAGGATCGAAAGGATTGTGCGCTGCAACGCTTATCCCCTTCGGCTTTCGTGGTGAGTTTTCAGGCCAAGTCCACAAGACGAGTTGGACGCCAGTGTCAGTCTTCCAGGCTTTCCGGGCTGTCCGTTTCATCTTCATCACAGTGTCCTCTTTGTAACCGGTAGCGGCTTCATCGCCGCTGACCACCGACAATCTAAACGTACTGAAGGGATTGTCGGAAATGTCCGAAAAGTTGTCGGAGAAATCAGAAATGTCTGAGTTGGTCTTTGCTTCTGAAATTCTGAAAAGCCACATCGCGCCGCCTTCTCTGGCGAGCAGCGTAGGCGCTCGAATTCTAGCTGCCTCTCGGAAACTCAAGTGGTCGTTCAATCGCACTCGTGACGTTTGGTACGCAGATCAGCGTGTCTCGATCAAACCGAAGGAGCTTCGCAAGCTAGAGGAGGTGTCCGGTGTCGAATACGGACAGCAGGAACTCAACGAAGTCGACAGGCTCATCAACAACGCAACAAAGCTCTTGGGTCACAAGGACCCGCATATCAGTGGCTCGGTCTTTGCTGCGCTCCGCTCGCTCATTGGCGCTGTGGATCGCCCCGGAGCTTAAGGAGGAAGGCCGATGACGGTTTACTTCATCCGCGAAAGAGAAAGCCGCCACGGCTACGTAAAAATTGGCGTCAGCAAAAATGTTGATCGGCGGTTGCGCGAAATGGCAACGGCCTCTCCAAGCGGATTTGATGTCTTGGGGCAATGCGTCGGCGGCATGGAGTTGGAAAAGCGCCTGCACAAGATGCTCGAAAGTGATCGAGTAAACGGTGAATGGTTTAAGCCAACAACCGATGTGCTGGCGGTAATAGATCGCGCTATTGCAGGCGAGTTCTCTGGAGTGGAGCAGTCTAACGGCCTGCCCATAACCATCAAACCAGAAGACGAATTCAGCGACAATATTGTTGTTGAAGCTCGGTTCTATCTCAATGAACTGATGAAGCGAGAATGGCGAGGCATAGGCGATACGGATGAAGGTGTCCGAAACCGCGTTGCTGACGCTTGCGGCATTAGCCACAGTTACGCTTTCCGTATCAGCTTCAAACATCAAGAGATCAACGATATTTCGGGGTCGGTCTACCGCTCTCTTCGTATCAATTATGCTGAAGCCTTAGAGGCTGAAGGCCGTCTGAACGACGGTCAGCGCAGGTTCTTGAACCTTGTCAGACGCAATGTGCCAACGAGCAGCCGAGCGGATCGCGTCTGCCCGGAGTTGGCCGATTACCCGACCCTTGAAGAAGAGTTCAACATTCCAGCACCGGGAGAAGTGAAATGAACGCAGGCCATAACGTCGATCAGGAAAAGCTTGACGAACAGCGTTTCCTCAACGGTTTCCGCGAGATCAAGGAATTGAAGTCTGACATCGGCGGAACGATGGGCACGATCAACAGTGTCTATAAGACGCTGAAAGCCGCCGGGTTTACCAAGGCAGACGTGAAGTGGGCTTTCGAGCTTGAAGAGAAGGACAGTGGCGAAGTCATAGAGACGATGAAGCGCCGTCTACGCATCGCGGCAATGCTAGGTCACGGTCTGGCTCGCCAGATTGATCTCTTCGATGAAGACCGCACCCCACTTTCCGAGCGCGCCTATCTCGAAGGGATGGCTGCAGGGCGTCTTCGTAAGGAAATGACCAACCCGCACGATCTCAGCACCGAAGCAGGTCAGGAATGGCAGCGCGGATTTAATGACGGAACGTCGCTGGCGAACATCGATCTGTCCGCATCACTGGACGGTGTCTCCGACCCCGACTTTCCTGACGTGGAGGCTGCCTGATGCTCTCCATGACCCCACGCCAGAAACAGGCATACGATTTCATCCGTTCATTCATCGACCAGAAGGGCTACGGCCCTTCGTATGAGGAAATCCAGGAGGCGCTTGGCTTGCATTCCAAGTCTGGTGTCCATCGCATCATTGAAGGGCTTGAAGAGCGAGACTTGATCGTCAGACGCCCCGGAATACGCCGGAGCATCGCTCTGAAGCCAGCCTTCAACGCTGACTATCACCTTCGGCGGGTCCTATCGGTTCTGGATGGAACGACTTACAGCGATCACCAGTCAGTGCAAGAAGCTGCTCGTTACATGGGGAGGGCTGCGTAATGTCAGAACTCAGCCTCACACCCGGCAGCCGTCGCAAACTATTGCGGCATATCGAGGAAGTCTCCGGCGTGAACGAACTGGCGAAACTGATGCAGATCAGGGTTGCGCTCCTCCGAAAGATCATCCTTGCCGATGGAGAACTGAAAGAAGCCTGCCTCGAAAGCGGTATTCTGTCTCCTGCTGGTTTCGTTCTGCCCGGCGTCGAGCAGCAATGGGTTCCTATCGGAATGAACCCGTCATTCGTCAAAAAGGTCTGGGCAAAGCGCAGGAAAGAAGAGCAGCTTCGGAAGCTGATCGAGAAAGAAACCAAGGCCGAAAAGGTCACTGCTGCATTCAAGGCAATCACTGTTCGCAACGATGAGCCTCCGAAGCCATTAATCAGCACGTCGGGTGAAACGATTGTCCTGAACAGCAAGCCAACCGTTCGTGACATTATCGAGCGGGTCATTGCCGGTACTGAATTTACCTATGAGGACATCATCGGTAAGCGCCGGACTAAGGACCTCGTTCCGTTCCGTCATCGTGCAATGGCCGACTGTGTAGCGATCCGCACGGACCTGAGCCTTCCGACCATTGGCCGTTTATTCGGCGGTCGTGACCACACCACGGTCCTTCACGCCGCCCGCAAAATGGGTGTCACTGACCGGACTGCGGCAGCCGAAGGCCGTCAGAGCGTATCCAGCAAGATCGGCATCAATTCGTATCCGGTCCAGTCCCTGGATAACAGCGCGAGGGCAGCATGAGCCAACGTATCGGAAACGCCCTCATCATCACCGGCTGTGTGCTTTTAGCTCTGGCTTGGATTTTCACCCCGGTTGCCTGCGTTATGGGGAGGTATTGAATGCTGATCCTCGGAATGGACATAGCAACCACTACCGGCTTCGCTTGGTACGATCCAAGCGCGCCAATGAGCACGATCCGCACCGGGATCATTACGGCGACCGGCGAGAATGCCGAGGAGAAAGCATCGTCTATCGGTCTCCAACTGGTCGCGATGTTGAAGGCGGAACGGCCTGACTTCGTGGCTATCGAGCAGCCAATGCGCAATGTCGTCACCTTCAAAAAGAAGCGCAATGACATGGCGGGCGAGAAGGAAGAGCAGACTATCAACCCGAACGCCTTGCAACTCTCCAGCCTGTCCGGTGCTGCCGTGGCGATCATTTCGGCCTACCGCATACCGTGGCTGACCATTCCTTCATCCACATGGCGCTCACAGTTCCTTGGATATGGCCGCAAACCAGGGTTCGCAAGTAAGGACTGGAAGAAAGCAGCAATGGAACGCTGCCAGATGCTGAAAATCCCGGTGAAGAAGCATGACGCCGCCGAAGCGGTCGGGATTGCCTTCGCTGCCACAGCTTCCCAGCAATACAAGATGCTTCAGATGAGGGCGGCATGAGCTACCACGAACGAGAAATCAGGCCAGAGCCGCCAACGTCCATCGAAGCCGAGCAGGCGCTGCTCGGTGCCATCATGATCGACAATGCATCGTATTGGCGCGTTGCTGGTATCTTGCAGCCGAAGCATTTCAGCGAGCCACTTCACCGGGAAGTTTATGAAGTGGCCGGGAAGATGATTGCCGAGGGCAGGGCGGCGAACCCCGTCACTATGAAGCAGTACCTGCCTGAGAATGCAAAGATCGGTGAACTGACGCTGAAAGAATACCTGATGCGCCTTTCGCTTGAAGCGGTCGGTTCGTTCCACGCCTACGACAATGCCCGCGTGATCCTTGAACGATGGTCCCGGCAGGAGCTTGTCAATCTCGCCTATGATCTTCGCGACATGAGCGTGAACATGCCGGTCGATATGACGCCAGAAAAACTCATTGGCATGGCATCGGATCGGCTGACCGAAATTGCGCAGGAAGGTAACGAGCGCGCCGGTTCGATGAAGTACGGCGTCCTATTGCCCAAGGCTATCGACCGAGTAGCAAAGGACAGCCTGAACGGAAACAAGCTCATCCCGTGGTTCCTGCCAGAGATTACCCAGGCAGTGGGTGATATTCGACACGGCAACCTTATCGGGTTCATGTCAGATAGTGGCGGCGGCAAGACATCCTTTTCCCTCACACAGTGCCGTCATGCCGCCTTGGCTGGATATCGAACCGCATTCTTCTCCATTGAAATCACCGATGAAGAGGCAGCTTTGCAGGCGGCTGCGCAAGCAAGCCGGATTAGCCTCGACCGTTTGGATGCCTTCGCCCTGAACACGACCGAGAAGGAGCGGATCGAAGGCGAGATGATGAAATCCACGAATATCCCATTCGACATCGTTTCGTTCGCTGAATGCAGCCTGTCTGACATTCGTATCAAGATGGAAGCGATGAAAAAATCAGTCGGGCTTGATCTGGTATTCATCGACCACGCCAAAATGATCCAGTTACCCGGCAAGGCAGGCGAGATATTCGCAGAGCGCGTCAATGCACTCTATCGGGGCCTGAAAGCCATAGCGAAGAGCCTTGATGTGGCAATCGTGATCCTGATCCAGCGTAATGACGAATGGAAGGCACGTTGGAAGACCGGCGGCAGCCTACGGCCAATGATGGGTGACGCCTACGGCGGCGGCGGCGTCAAGCAGAACCTGGATGTGTGGTTCTCCCTGTACCGGCCCGAACCGCTCTACAAGGAACTGATCCCACAGGAGTACCGGCAGGAAAAGCGCGACGACCTTGTGCGCCGATACGAAGGAAGCAAGGGCAAGGCATGGATCATCAACCACAAGCGCAGACGTGGCGAGCCGGGACAATCCGCTGAAATCGAGTTCGAAGCCGAGTTCACCCTGTTCAAATCGGGCACTCCTGAGATGCCAGCAGCTTTCGAAGGGTTCCTGCAATGAATTGCTTCGCCGCCTACCTGAAAGAAGTGCCTATGGGCTACTACGTGATGCTCCGCTTCGCCCGCGACGGCAGACCGAAGCCCGTAATGGGAGAGGGAGACAAGCCCATTGTGTACCGATCCAAGCTGGAAGCCACAGAACGGGCGCTGCAAGACCTTCTCGCCTATATGAACACCGAATACCTACGCTGCGGTGAAACAGCGTCAGCGGCCCGCACAGAGGCAGAGAAGCTATTCCCGACACTCCAGCCGATACGGAAGAACGGGAAGGTTATCCAGGTTGAGAGAAAGAAGGCGGCAGCATGACTGACAACGTGAACCGTCCAGCCCACTACACCGGCCATCCAAGCGGGATTGAATGCATCCAGATCACGGAACACATGGGCTTCAATCTGGGGAATGCCGTGAAATACATCTGGCGTTGCGATCTGAAACAGGACGCGATTGAAGACCTGGAGAAAGCCCGTTGGTACATCGACCGGGAAATCAAGAAGCGCAAGCGGGTGAGGGTGACGGAATGACAGTTGACCCTCGTGTTTATTCGATATGCGCAGAGTACGGCATCAAGATCGTGGATGCTCACCGATACCCGGATATTGGCGAAACACGGGCGGTCGCCACACTAGACCGGATACTGCGCAACCACGGAGAAGGTCATTTCCGCTTGGTCATGACCACATTGGCGGAAACCTCCAACAATCGGGCGTATCTTGATGAATACTCGTGGTGGATGGCCTCGGATATGGTGATTGCCAACCGTGGCCTGATCGAGCGCGATCCGTCCGCATGGCTTGAATTATGGGATGCAATACCGCTAGGACGCCTTCAATTCATGATGAACGACCTTTCCGGCGTTGTCCCACAAAGACACGCATTATCTGGCGTGGTATTTGAACGTATATACCGACGCTTTGGACCGAATGCAGATCAATTAGATTTGCTCGATGACAGGAGGACAGCATGACGCCGTTGGAAATAGCTGAACTGTTCATCCGAGGCGCAGAAGTTGACCGGCGGTTGCCACAGACAGCGAAGCCGAAGCAGTTGAAGGCGCAGAGCCTGGGATATGTCCATAGCTGGGCTGAAATGCGTGAATGGGGCGATGAGCGGCATAAAGAGCATCGCGCCGAGATGTTCGCCAAGACCAAGCTGACGACGCAAGACGTATCAGAGTGGGAACGGTGCAACCAGCTTATCCTTTCAGTGAAGGACGATATGCGCCGCCGTTGTCTCTGGGCATGGGCCAACGCACAAGCTGGCGGGACGCCGTTTGGCAAATGGTGCACCAAGCATTGCTTCACCAGAGAAACGGGAAGAAAGCGAAAAAACCGGGCGATTTTAGAGATTTTCGGTGAGATTGCCCGCATTAACGGCCAAAATTACAAAAAAGGCCTAGAAGGGGTGTTGCATGTTTGCCCTGAAACCGGGCAGATTGATGTCACAATCGGAGACCATGCGGGCAGCGAAAAGGTGCTGACATGGCGGGATGATTTCTCGCTAACGCACGGTGAAACCGGACCGGATTTCAGTTGGGCAGAAGCCCGAAACGAAAGACGCCGCCAGAAGTACGCTGAAAGGCGTAAGGCGGCATAAGCGGGTGCAAGTAGCAGGCGACCGAATGTCCAACCGGTTGCCGGGAGGTGCAAATCCTCCCACAGCGCCAGACACGGTGAAAGTCATGATCGCCAAGAGAGCAAGACGCATCGCTGACAAGTTGCGCATGAAGGCGAAAGCCAAGCGGGTTTATCCGCGTGATGAGAAGGCACGGAACGCCGATCATCTGAAGTGCTGCTCTTGCTTCATGTGCGGCAACCCTCGGAAGTGGTGGAAGCAGAAGACCATAGCCGAGAACATGGCCGACGACTGGCAGCGCCTACAACGTGACTGGTCGAAGGTTTACGGATAGAGGCAGCGCCTCAACAGAATGTGCGAGACGCGGTGAATGCCAAGGCCGTCCTCCCCGCAAGGGTGTAGAGTTACCGAGAGATTTGGCGCTCGGCGCACACAGAATGCGAGCAGCAAGGCGATTGCAAGGCCTACCGTGGGATATAGCAAACAGCGATAAGCCCCACGGCTCGCATATAGCTGGCGGCCAGCGAAGATAGCCGTAGTCGGTTAATGGTGGCGTAAAGACGTTGTGAGAGCCTCGCCCGAAAGGGTCCGACTAGCGCACATATCCGCCCTCATGCAGTACCGCCCCACTAATCCGGGTAGCGCGAGACATGAGGGCAAACAAATCAGAACGGCGGTCATGCGTCTGGTGTGTTTCCAGAGGGGCCGAAATAGCGGTAGCCGCGCCCATATAGCGCGGAGCCTTGCAAGCCTGCCGTAGTCCCGTTCTGACCTATCCGTATGGTGGTAGGCCACCGTGTATCAGAGGTCGCCCAGATGAAACGATGTGTCCACTTCGTCGGGTTTTGTGGTGAGGAATACTGGTCAGCGGTCAAAGCTTTCGGGCCACCACACTTCATTCATCGCGGATGGGACTTGAGGGCGCGCCGAGAAATAGCCGACGGTGACATGGTTGTCTTCGCCAGAGGGCCGCACGATCAAGCGCCGCGTACCAAGTCATTTGACGATATTCGCGAGTAATTCAGCCGTCGCCTTCGGGTGGCGGCTTTTTCATTGGAGAGAGGCACGAAACTAAAATGGGATGGCTTCATCCTGCGGCATAGACCGGAGTTTCAGGAAGTCGTCACGATCAAAGATACCGTACTTTTCTATCCAGACCTTCAAGTCGAAGGTTGCGTGTCTGACGAAATCCTGAGCAGTTTCCATTTCGGTGAACTCATGTGGCCGTGACGTACCGTCTGCGAGAAGTTCTAATACCTTGATCTGGTACATTGCTGCCCTCCTGTTTTCATCAGGATAGCGCATCTGTCTAAATATGCGACCAGCAATCAGCCCCGCCATCGTGCGGGGTTTTTCGCATCATAGGGAGCGACATCTTTCACCTAGCTCCACCGGGCGGCTAGACCATGGCTTTCACTCGCGGGTGTAGAACTCAACACTGGTCGCTCCGGGGCTGCAACCCTGCATTAAGCGGTGTGAAGTGGGCAGGCCCGGAAGATACCAACAGAGGAACGGATATGAACTGGCAGCCGATAAATATGGCAGCGACGGTCAGCTACGGAACGGTTGCCGTTCTCAAGATGAAAGACGGCACTGTCGTTAAGGCCGTATGGGGCTTCAACGGTAACGAATGCGCTTGGTGGCCGAAGACAGGCAAGCGAGAGCCGATATCTAAGTACAAACCGTCAGCATTCGCAATCATCACCGAGGGCGATGTCCCGAGCCATGATTGGCGCACCGGGTGCATTGCAAACCACGCTGGAGAAGCAGCATGAACCGTAGACGCTTCCTTTCATTCCTCGGCCTCGCTCCTGTAGCAGCTGCCGTTCCTGCAATGGCGCTGCCAAGGGCGGAGAAGCCCACCGAGATTGTGCCGCTTGATGAGGTGCACACCAACATCAAGATGGCTTATGACGACGGCACCGAGTTCATTTTCCCGGTCAGTATGCCGCAACATCAGTTCGACCTGATAATGGCGAACGCCCGTAGCTATGCGGATGGCGGGATTGTCTGACCATGCCCAAGCCCATCCAGTTCATGCAAGCCACATGGCAGGACATCGTAGGATCAAGGCATCTCCATCTCGCAGCGGTAATGCGCGGCAACATGGACATAGCCGATGAAATCCGAGACCAGATGCATGCCAGCCTAGACGCATACCTGGATCACCAGACCGAGGCAGCAGTAGCAGCAGAGCTTAAGGCGAAGGGGTAGGGATGGGTTACACACCGCGAGTAGCAGTAGCGTCATGCCCAGCTTGCCAAGGCGATCCCGATCTGAAGTACAAGCTCTTCAGTCCATATGTACGGCTTGTTTGCCAGTGCGGTGTATCCGGGCAGTGGGTGATAGTAGACGGGAGCGGCGACCAGTTCAATGTAGCTGGCCGAGGATGGGAGAAGATCGCAGGTCAGCCATTCAGCACCGTACCAAGGCCTAAGCCTTCATGCTGGTAAGCAAATATGGCTAAAATCAAAACCCTCAAGCCTCTCGTATCCACGATGAAGCCAAGGCTGACAGTGGACCGGAAGCAGCAAGAGGCAGTACGCCTTAGAGAGCGAGATCAGAACACCGAATGGAGAGCCTGGTATAAGACCAGCAAGTGGCAGCGGTTGCGTGAGCAGGTGCTGGTACGAGACGGCTACAAGTGCCAGCGTACCGGCGTCCTCCTGATCGGCAAGCACCCAGCGCCCAATAGCCCTGTAGTGGACCATATCAAGCCGCACAGAGGCGATGCTGCCCTGTTCTGGGATATGGATAACCTACAGTCTGTGTCCAAGGAGTACCACGACAGCATCAAGCAGGCGCAGGAGAGAGCGGACAAGGTAGCGGCCATTCATCCTAAGTGGTTACAGCCCTCGTTCATTCCTCTGACCATTGTGTGCGGCCCAGCCGGATCGGGCAAGAGTACCTACGTGGCTAGGAATAAAGGCCCGTTCGATCTTGTCATAGACCTGGATGTGATTGCATCGGAGATATCCGGCGAACCTACCCACGGATGGGACCGTGACAAGTGGCTTAATGCTGCGCTCTACAGGCGCAATGACATGCTCGGTTCCCTGTCTCGACCATCTAACCACCGTGCAGCTTGGTTCATAGTAGCAGAGCCAAAGGCAAAGCACCGCGACTGGTGGCAACAAACGCTCAAGCCGGAAGCCATCATCGTTCTAGAAGTGGATGAGCCTACCTGCATGGCGCAAGCAAGCCGTGATCCAGACCGAGATATGGCCAGAACCGAACAGGCAATAACCAATTGGTGGGCCAATTACGAGCCAAGGATAGGCGATAGGGTCATTCGAGGGGCGATAAACAGGAATGTCGCCCCATAATAGGATCAAAGTCCTACCGGGGGGCATCGAAAAGTCTGGAATAGGAATGCTTTCAGACCCGCGCATCCCCTTAAGGCACACAATTTTTTTGGAGCACTGAGTTTCAGCCATGGCCGGTAACAAAAACAGCGGTCGTCCCGAATTCGCGCCAACGGATGACGAACGTGAGAAAGTGCGCGTTCTCAAGGCTTGCGGCATGTCGAATGAGGCGATTGCCGAAGTTATTGGCATTTCAGAGCCAACTTTGCGTAAGCATTTTTCTTATGAGATCGACATCGCAACGGCGAAGGTCCGCGCAGACATGATAATGGCGCGCTACCACGCTGCCAAAGGCGGGAATGTTCAAGCCCAGAACAAGATGATTGAGCAGGTTTCGGCTGTCGATGTGCAAGGCCGCCGAGCGCCCGACAGGCCAGCAAAAGAACCGAAGCTTGGCAAGAAGGAAGAGCAGCAGATGGCGGCTGAGAAGGTCGGCGGTCGCTTTGCTACGCCATCAGCGCCGAAGCTTGTTGTGAGCAATAACGGATGATGTGGGATACGAGCTGCCCAGATTGGGAGAGCCGGATTGTCGAAGGTCGTTCGCTTATCCCGTTCGATCCTTTGTTCCCTGAAGAGGCTGAAGCCGCCCTTGATGTGTTCAAGTCGCTAAAGATCGTAGACGCGCCAGGAAGCCCGACGTTCGGAGAAGCCTGCGAAGAATGGGTGTTCGATTTCGTCAAGGCAATCTTCGGCGCGTATGACCATGCGACGGCCAAGCGGAATATCCGTGAGTTCTTTCTTCTGATTAGCAAGAAGAACTCGAAATCCACGATTGCAGCCGGGATCATGCTAACGGCACTGATTAGGAACTGGCGTCCATCGGCGGAACTGCTGATTTTGGCTCCTACGCTCGAAATCGCAAACAACAGCTATAAGCCTGCCGCTGACATGGTGAGGGCCGATCCAGAACTAAGCGACCTTCTGCATATCCAGGACAACTTCAAGCAGATCACCCATCGCGTGACGAGGGCCAGCCTGAAGGTGGTAGCAGCCGACACGGACACGGTAGGCGGCAAGAAGGCTGCCTTCGTCCTTGTGGATGAGCTTTGGATTTTCGGGAAGAAGAATAATGCAGATGCGATGTTGCGGGAAGCTACCGGCGGCCTTGTATCCCGCCCGGAAGGGTTCGTAATCTACCTGTCAACCCAGAGTGATGCCCCGCCTGCCGGGGTATTTAAGGCGAAACTGGACTATTTCAGGGACGTTCGCGACGGGATCACGGTAGACCGAAAGAGCCTGGGCGTTCTGTACGAATATCCCAAGGCAATGATCGAGAACCAGTCCTTTCTTGATCCAGAGAATTTCTACATCACGAACCCAAATATGGGGCGTTCGGTAAGCAAGGACTGGATTGAGGACGAGCTTCGTAAGGAGCTGGCCAGCGGGCCTGAAACCCGGAATGTCTTCCTTGCAAAACACCTAAACGTCGAAATCAGTGGCAATCTGCGCGCAAATCGCTGGCCAGGGGCTGAGTTCTGGGCTGAGCGCACTGACAAGTCGTTAACCAGTCTCGATGCTTTGTTGGATCGGTGTGAGGTCTGCGTTGTCGGCATCGACGGCGGCGGTCTGGACGACTTATTCGGAATGACAATAGTCGGACGTGAGAAAGGCTCATGGAACTGGCTCTCATGGTCACATGCATGGTGCCACACAAGCGTTCTTGAACGTCGGAAGTCTATTGCATCTCTGCTTCGTGATTTCCAGCGAGCAGGGGAATTGACGATTGTCGATGATGCGCTGGAGGACATCTCGGACATCATTGGCAAGATCGACTACGTGAAAGAGCGGGGCTTGCTCGCTTCTGTAGCCGTGGACCCGGCGGGCCTTGGCGACATGATCGAAGCTCTCGATGAAATCGGCGTATCGCAGGAAAATGGCAATCTGGAAGGCGTAGCGCAGGGCTGGCGGATGATGACTGCAATCAAGTCATCTGAGCGCCGCCTTGTGAACGGCACGTTGAGACATGCACCGTCATCGCTGATGGACTGGTGTGTGGGAAATCTCAAGATTGAGCCAACGGCAACCGGGATCAAGGCAACCAAGCAAAACGCGGGCGATGCGAAGATTGACCCGGTGATGGCGCTATTCGATGCGGTGACGGTGATGAGCCGGAACCCGGAAGTGAAGCGCGCAAAAACGTATCAGATGATGTTCGTCTGATTTCACTGACAATTTGAAAGATGGAGGTCCGTCATGGAAATGACGCGGCGCGCCTATTCGTGCATCGAAGTCAAAGCGGTGAACGAAGAACGGCGCATCATTCGAGGCGTGGCGACCAGCCCAGCCGTTGATCGTGTGGGCGACATCGTTGACCCGATGGGCGTCAAGTTCCAGAACCCACTTCCGTTGCTCTGGCAGCACAAGCACGACAAGCCGATTGGCACCGTGAAATTCGATGCCCCGACCGAGAAGGGCATCAACTTCGAAGCAGAATTGCCGGTTGTTTCCGAAGCAGGAACGCTTCGGGACCGGATCGAGGAAGCATGGCAGAGCATCAAGCTTGGCTTGGTGCGCGCCGTGTCCATCGGCTTTCGGCCCATCGAATACAGTTTCATGGAGGAAGGCGGCATTCGCTTCATCGAAAGCGAAGTGTTCGAGCTTTCAGCCGTGACCATCCCGGCCAACGAACAGGCCGTGATCTCCAGCGTTGGCAAGAGCCTTGATGCTGATGCCATCGCCCACATCAAGAAATTCGAGTTTCCGACTGAGGAAAAGCAGGCTCCGGCTCAGATGAGCAAGAAGGTGCATGTGGCTCGCTTGGCGGCGGCGACCCAGAAGCGGGTGCCATTCACCATCAACAAAATCAATCATTAATGGAGGTAGCAATGGCTACTTACGCTGAACAGATCGCCGCTTACGAAAACAAGCGAGCGGCAAACCTGAAGGCCATGGAAGACATCATGTCGAAGTCGGCAGAAAAGGGCGAAACGCTCGATGCTGCACAGCAGGAAGAGTTCGACGGTCTTCAGGCAGACAATGACGCTATCGACAGCCATCTGAAGCGTTTGCGCACTCTGGAAAAGGCTGCCGCCGAAAAGGCGGTGCCTGTTGCCGGTGGCCGTGAAGGTGATGGCGCACAGGCTCGTGCCGGTGTGGTCGTTGTCCCTCGCGCTGAAAAGCTCGACAAGGGCATCGCATTCGCCCGTATCGCCAAGGTGAAGGCACTCGCCAAGCTCGACGGCGAGAGCGTCCGCACGGTAGCAAAAGAGCTTTACGGCGAAACCTCGTCCGTTTTCGGCTTCTTTGCCAAGGCTGCCGTACCTGCTGCAACCACCACTCACGCAACTTGGGCTAGCCCACTGGTTGGTGACGAAACGTCGGCTTTCGCTGACTTCGTGGAATATCTTCGTCCCCAGACCATTCTCGGTCGTTTCGGTGCGAATGGCATTCCGTCCCTTCGTCGTGTGCCATTCCGCGTCCCGCTGATTGGCCAGACTTCCGGCGGCGAGGGCTATTGGGTAGGTGAAGGCAAGGCCAAGCCGCTGACCAAGTTTGACTTCGAGCGCAAGACGCTGGAACCGCTCAAGGTCGCCAATATCGCCGTTGCCACTGAAGAAGTGCTTCGCGATAGCTCGCCTTCGGCTGAAGCGATCATCCGTGACCAGCTTGTTGCGGCTCTCCGCGCTCGCCTGGATACGGACTTCATCAACCCGGCCAAGGCTGCGGTTGCTGGTACGTCTCCGGCATCGATCACGAATGGCGTCACGGCTATTCCGTCGGCAGGCGGCACGGCTGATGATGTTCGCGCCGACATTCAGAAACTGTTCGGAGCCTTCATTGCTGCGAACAATGCTCCTACCTCCGGCGTCTGGATCATGTCGGCAACTGTGGCTCTTGCCCTTTCGCTGATGCAGAACCCGCTTGGTCAGGCTGAGTTCCCAGGTATCAGCATGAACGGCGGCACTCTGTTCGGCCTTCCGGTTATCGTTTCGGAATACGTTCCGGTCGTGACTGGTTCGACCGATCCGGCTGATGACGGTGCATATGTCGTCCTCGTCAATGCTTCGGACATCTACTTCGCTGATGACGGCGATGTGGCTGTGGACCTGAGCCGTGAAGCATCGCTGGAAATGGCCGACAATCCGGCTCACAACTCCGGTACGCCGACCCCAGCACAGCTTGTTTCCATGTTCCAGACGAACAGCGTGGCCTTCCGCGCTGAACGTACCCTGAACTGGATGGCTCGCCGTGCAAACGCTGTTCAGGTGCTCTCCGCTGTTAAGTGGGGCCAGTAAGCCAATAGGGCGGGGCGCATCACGCGCCCTGCCTACTCTTCCATGGAGATCACCATGAAGCACCTTTCCTATTTCGATAGAGCGATGAAATCCCCGGATCGCCGGTATCTGCGCATCTTCGAAAAGATGGGCTATCGGGAAGAACCGAAGCCAGTTGAACAGCCAGCGCCGAAGCCAAAGGCAAAGCGGAAGGCGGACAATCATCAGGACGATGACGAATGATCGGCTTCATCGGTGCAACAGAGTTCATTCAATTCATCGGTGATGGTGGCGGAGGGTCAGTCGATCCGGCGTTTCTCGTCACTGTGAATGGTGAAACTGTGACGAACAGCGGCGCACCGGTCACGTATGGAACGGACATAGACCCCGCCTTACTGGTGATGAACGATGGTTCTGTCGTCACGAATAGCGGAGCGATTGTTCTGAACGGAGCATAAGAAATGGCTGAATTATCTACGCTCGGATCGGTCATCAAGACCGCTTATGAAGCTGAGGCGAACACAAATGCCTACACCGATGCTGAAAAGACGAAGCTGGCAGGTGTCGCGACTGGCGCTACTGCGCTGACAATCGGCACCACCGCGACAACGGCTAAGGCTGGGAATTATCAACCGACTTGGGCGCAGGTAACGGGAAAGCCGGTGGGTGTTGCCGTTCCAGATGCCGCCGAAGGCACGGAAGTTGCCACGATCAACGCACTCCTAGCCAGCCTTCGCACTGCCGGTTTTATCGCCACCTAAAAGGGGCTAACGATGAAGATTTTTGGCTGGGAAATTGGCCGCGCAAAGTCGCTTTCGCAGCCTACCGCAAACCGAGGCGGATGGCTGCCCATCATCCGTGAAAGTTTCAGCGGGGCATGGCAGCAGAATGTCGAGATCAATCGCGATCTTGCTCTGACATATTTCGCCGTGTTTTCGTGCATGACGCTGATTGCCAGCGACATTTCCAAACTTCGCGTCAAGCTTATGCAGCGTGGTGAGGGCGGCATCTGGCAGGAGACATCCAACCCTGCATACGATCCAGTCCTGCGCAAGCCCAACTCGATCCAGACACGCATTCAGTTCTTCGAGAACTGGCTGCTGTCGAAACTATCAAACGGCAATGCTTACATCCTGAAGCGGCGCGACGGTCGCGGCGTTGTGACGGCGCTGTATGTGCTTGACCCGCAGCGTGTTCAGCCCTTGGTGTCCGAAAGCGGAGATGTTTTCTATCGTCTTTCGACCGATAATATCAGCGGCATTGAACAGGATGTGACCGTACCGGCACGTGAGATTATTCACGATCGATACAACTGCCTATTTCATCCGCTCATTGGCCTTTCTCCGCTGACGGCGGCTGGCCTTGCTGCGATGCAGGGGATGGCGATCCAGAGCGACAGCACGAACTTCTTTGCTAATAAGGGCGTTCCTTCCGGCATCCTGACCGCGCCGGGCGAAATATCCCAGGTTACGGCTGATCGACTGAAGACTGAATGGCAGGCCAACTATTCGGGCAAGAACTCCGGCAAAGTTGCCGTTCTTGGCGACAGCCTTGATTTCAAGGCTATGGCATTCAACGCTACAGACAGTCAGCTTATCGAACAGTTGAAATGGTCTGCCGAAATGGTCTGCTCCACGTTCCATGTGCCGCCCTACAAGATCGGGATCGGACAGATGCCGACGTATAACAACATCCAGGCGCTAAACATAGAATATTATTCTCAGGGCCTTCAGAAGCTCATTGAGGATGCAGAAATCTGCCTTGATGAAGGTCTTGGCATGAAAGACGGCATCGGCACTGAGTTCGATCTTGACGGCCTGTGGCGGATGGACAGCAAGACCCAGATGGAAGTTCTGGAACAGGCGAAAAGCGTCATGACGCTGGACGAACGCCGCAGGCGCATTGATTTGCCGAAGATGAAGACCGGCGGCGATACCGTCTATCTCCAGCAGCAGGACCATTCACTGGAAGCAATCGCTGCCCGTGACAAGCAACTGATCGAGCAGGCCGATAATCCGCAACAGCCTGCCAATGACAATCCAGTTCAAGCCGAAGCCGACAAGGCCATGATTGAAATTCTCAAAGGGTTTAACCGATGACATTTGATGGCAAGGCTTTCGGCAAGGAAATCGTAGCTGTGGTCAAGGGGTTCGTCGCTGACGAACTCAAGCCAATCGTCAAGCGTCTTGATGATCTGGAACAGCAACTCAAGAGCCTGCCTACACCGAAAGATGGCAAGGATGCAGACCCTGAAACGGTTGCCGACATCGTTAAGGGTCAGGTTCAATCCGATCTTGCCGAAATTCGGGCCGCAATCGAGGCGTGGAGCGCTCCAGAGCCTGACCCTGATGTTATACGCGGCATGGTCGAAACGGCTGTCAGTGAGGCTGTTTCGGCTATTCCAGCGCCAAAGGACGGTAAAGACGGGCGCGACGGCGTTGACGGTAAAGACGGCCTGCCGGGTGAGCGCGGTGAAAAAGGCGAATGCGGGGTTGGCGTTGCAGGTGCATTTATCGAACGCGACGGTAGTCTTGCAGTCACCCTGTCAAACGGTGAGGTGAAAAACCTTGGCCCTGTTTGTGGCAAGGATGGCGCTCCGGGGCAGGATGGCAAGGACGGCATCGGGTTCGATGATCTTGATCTTGTCGAGGATGCTTCCGGCCTTTCCTTGAAATTCATCAAGGGCGATACCGTCAAGTCATTCCCCCTGCCGGTGGTCATAGATCGCGGAGTATTCCGAGACGGTCAGACCTATCACAAGGGCAGCGGCGTCACCTGGGGCGGTCGATACTGGATTGCGCAGGAAACCACGTCAGACAAGCCAGACGGCGGCAAAAGCTGGCGTCTCGCCGTTAACAAGGGCCGGGACGGCAAGGACGCGAAGAAGGTAGGTGAATAATGGCCGATCTGGTTTCGCTCCAAGAGGTCAAGAACGGCCTTCGCATCGATACTGACGATGACGATGCGCACCTGAACTTGCTGATTTCTGCCGCATCCAGTCGCGTTAAAGCTTATCTGGATGTGCGGGCCGATGAAGTCATTGACGAGAACGGCGCAACCACTGATGCGCGTGTGAAAGCCGCTGCGATCATGCTAGTTGGCTACTACTACCGCAATCCAGACCAAGACCCGGATAAGGATTTCTCGGTGGGTATGTTGCCGAAGCCGGTTTCGTCCATGCTTTACCAACTACGCGACCCGATTGCGAGGTAGCCATGGCAGACAACCGCTCCGCAGGAAGCCTTTATTACAAGGTCGCGCTGCTGAAACGCGAAGACGTTGACGACGGCATGGGCAACACTGTCGGCCAAGAATGGGTCGAGCAGTTCCAAACCCGCGCCGAGTTCATCCACCTTCGCGGGTCTGAAGCCGTTATGGCCGGAAGACTTCAAGGCAAGCACACGCAGGTTATCCGGGTCCGCAACTCGTCCAATACCCGGCTGATATCCACTGACTGGATGGTTCGGGATGTGCGTACCGGAAAATCGTTCAATATCAGAGATATAGAGCACGAAGTTAACCGCCAGTTCATCGCGCTCACGTGCGAAAGTGGCGTAGCTACGGGGTGATGTCATGGTGGACGGCATCAAAGCCCTAGAGAAACGACTGACCAAAACAATACCAGAAGCAATTCGCAAAGCCGCTTCGGATGCGATGGAGAAGGGCGCTCAGGAAGTCGTGGACATGATGAAGCGCCGGGTTCCGCGTGACACTGGCGAGTTGGCCAATACCATCGGCTGGACCTGGGGAGATGCGCCGAAAGGCTCCATGGTGATCGGTGAAGTTCAGAACCGGAAATACAACACCATGCGCATTTTGATCTTTGCAGGCAGCGAGAAAACGCGGGTCGGCAGTCGAAATCAGTTTCAGCTCGCACGGTTGCTTGAGTTCGGAACCCAGGAAATGGGGCCGAAGCCCTTTTTCTTTGGCTCATGGCGCGCAAACAAGAAGCGTGTCCGGTCAAGAGTAACGCGAGCTATCCGAGAAGCGATTAAGAGGGAAAACGGCGCGTGAATATCTCCGAAGAGCTTCAGCGATACCTATACGCGAAATTACGCACCGTCCCGGAGGTTCTGACACTTGCAGGTGGACGTGTCTATGATCGCGTACCGGACAATGCAACGTTCCCATATGTCAGTTTCGGGCCGTCAGACATCGTTGATGATGGTGCGGAGTGTATCGAAGCAGAGACGCACACAATTCAGTTGGATGTATGGTCGCGAGCGGTCGGTAAAGGCGAATGCAAGAACATCACGGATGGCGTGAAAAAGGCTCTCATTCGAGACATGCCAACGATTTCTGACAATGCAATTGTCGAAATGACAGTCCCTTATTGCCAAGTCGTCACTGACCCCGATGGCCTGACCTCGCACGGAATTATCCAAGTCGAGATAAAAGTGGAGATAGCGTGATGGCGTGGGCAATCTTCAAGGTCGAATGCAATTGGTCTCGGCCACAAAGTCGGTTCTCATTCAACGCGAAGGCGTCACAAGAGCCGCAGGAACGTCCGCAGGACTTCATCGATTATTGCGTGTCGAAGGGCTGGGCCACCAAGGTTCAAAGCCCGACACGCGATGAAAAACGCGCTCTGAGGAGCCGTAACCGGGCGAAGTAAGCCCATTCACCTGAAACCGGGCCTCAAGCCCTTTTAAGGCTGGCGAATAGCTGGCCCGTTTTCGCATGGAGAAAGCACATGGCTACCAAGCCGACTACCGCCGCATTCCCTGATTTCATCCTCGAAGTCGAGACTGAAACCGCCGGTACGTTCACGAAGGTCTGCGGCCTCACCCAGCGCGGTATCAACCGACAGCACAACATGCAGACCACGGAAGTCCCGCAGGATTGTGACGACGAAAGCCTGCCTTCCGCTATCGAGCGCGCTGTACAGTCTTCGGAAGTGACCATTTCGGCAAATGGCATCTGGGCTGCCCAGAGCCACGAAATGATGATGGACTGGTGGTACAACGGTGAGGTGAAGAATATCCGCATCCAGCACGTCAAGGCGGCTGTCGGTGATACGGAATATGAAACCGGACCAGCTTACCTCGTCAATCTCAACAATGCCGTCGAGAAGGGCCAGAAAGTCAGCGCCGATATCGAAATCCAGTTCGACGGCGTTCCGACCCGTACCGCTAAGGTTGCTCCATAATGCGGCCAGCCCGTTCATTTGTGTGGCCAGCCGGTGAGCATGATTTCTGTCTCGGCATTGGTGAGCTTCGGGCGCTTGAACAGCGCTCGGATGCCGGGTGCTTCGTCATCCTCACACGCCTTCTGACATCGCAGTGGAAGATTGACGACGTTCTGCAACCGATCCGGCTTGGCCTCATCGGTGGCGGCATGGATGAGCGCGAGGCGCAGCGAACCATCGACCGGGCGCTTGAGATAGCCAGCCCGTACAGCCTTGCGGTTCCTGCGGCGACGATCCTGCATTCCTTCCTCATGTGGGACGAGGAGGCGGATCAGCCGGGGGAGTTAAAGGCGGGGACGGAAAAAGCAGCGCGCCGCTCCCGAACGGAAAAACAAGATGGTCCCAGTTCTACATGACTGGGGCTGCTCTCGGTCTGTCGCCTCGGCAGATCGATGACATGACGCTGTGGGAATTTAACTGCTGCGCAACTGGCTTTGCCAAGGCGAACGGCGCGGAAGACAAAGCACCTGATTATAGCGACGAAGTTCTGAGCGAACTCGGTATTGCTGGGTTCGAGTGACGACTTGGAAGGATTGAAACATGGCTGACGATGCTGCCGCCTTGCTGATACGCATTGAAGCATCGCAGGCCAAGGTTGAAAGGCAGATGGCAGCTATTGCGCGTCGTGCCGCCAAGGAAGCGCAGTCGGTAGAGGACCGTTTCAAGAAGGCAAACGACAATGTCGCTAAGTCCTTCAAGGACGGCAGCGACAAGGCCGTTATGTCTATTGGCGCGACACGTGCCGCCACCGCCAACTTGTCATTCCAGTTGAACGATATCGCCACAAGCCTTGCAGGTGGCGCTTCACCGTTTACTGTGATGATGCAACAGGGCGGGCAGGTCGCGCAGGTCTTTCAGGGCAGCGGCGGCGTTATCAACGCTGTCAAGCTTCTAGGCGGTGCATTTGCATCGGTGCTTAACCCTGTTTCCTTGGCGTCGTTTGCAATCATCGGCCTGACGGGCGCTGCCTACCAGTACTTCACCAGTCTCGGCAGCGATACCAAAGATGCGGAGGAAGTGCTGAAAGGCCACTCAGAACTTATCCGACGCATCAAGGACGCCTACGGGGAGGCGGCAGCCGGTGCGGAGGAGTATAGCGCCAAAAGCCGCCAGATACTGGCATTTGATATTCAGGAGCGCATCCGCGAGTACAAAGACACAATTGCTAGCGTTGCGAGTGACCTGAACGATCAGCTTTCCTCGATACCAGCCGGAGAGTTTGAAGGCGCTACGTATATCATTCAGGAGCTTCAGGGTGCGCTTAACAATCTCCGGGAAGGCATCAAGAACGGCGATCCAGATATACGCAAGTTCATCAATCGCCTGATTGATATCGAAAACCAGACTGGTACGCCTGAAAGCATCAAGGCGATTATTCGTGAAATCATCAATTCCGGTAAAGCGGGCGAGGAAGTCCAATCCAAGCTTGAGACGCTAACAGGCGTCATTACCGGCGTCGGTACTGCTGCAAAGCGGCAGGCTGACAACGTCAGCGCTTTCACCAAGTCCGTGCGCGAGCTTGCAAATATCGCAATACCGGCACTTTCGGAAATGGAGAAGGCCGAGAAGGCGTACAGTGATGCGCTCCGCAATGCGACCACTCGCGAAGAACGGGATGATGCGTATCGAGCCTTTCAGGCAGCTCAAGACCGTATCCGTGTTGCTCAGACGATACCGACGCCAGGTCAGCGTCCGAACCCGGAAAGCTTTGCCCCAGAGCGTGAACGGCTCACAGGAGGAACGCGAAGCAAGAAGGTAAAGGACAGCTTTGATGAGCTTGATGATATCGTTGCGAAGTATGTCCGCGATGTTGTGAAGGCGGAAAGTGGCGGGCGCGCCAATGCGAAGAACCCACTTTCTTCCGCAACCGGCCTCGGCCAGTTCATCGAAAGCACTTGGCTTGATCTGTTCAAGAAGAACTTCCCGGATCGCGCCAAGAACATGTCCGATCAGACAATTCTTGCGCTGCGCAATGACGCGGAGATTTCAAAGAAGCTGATTGAGGCATATGCCCGCGAGAATGCGGCGATCCTTCGTCAAGCTGGTGTATCGGTCAATGAAGCTGCACTTCAGCTTGCCCACTTCCTCGGCCCGAAAGGTGCCATCTCGGTTCTGACTGCGAAGAGCGGCACGTTGGTCAGCCAAGTTCTGCCTCAGTCTGCCATATCGGCAAATCAGTCGATCCTCGGAGGCGGCAAGACCGTTGATGACGTGATCGCCTACGCACAGAGCCGCGTATCAGCCTACGACCAGATGAAGGAAGCGGCGCGGGCCTATAAGCTTGAACAAAAGGAGTTGAACCGGGAGGCGAAAGAGTTTGCCAACCTGGGCAAAGACCTTCTGGGCGGGTTCATTGATGACCTTCGCAATGGCGCGAGCGCGTCCGAAGCTCTGGCGAATGCGCTCCAGAAAGTTGCCAGCAAGCTTATCGACATCGCGTTGAACAATATCTTCAGCGGTGGCGGCTTGTTTGGCGGTGGCAAGGGTGGACTTTTCGGCGGCGCTATCATTCCCGGCATTCTGCATAGTGGCGGCGTGGCCGGTACGCACGGATATGGTCACGGTCGCGCAGTATCACCTTCGGTCTTTGCCGGTGCAAAGCGCTACCATACCGGCGGCGTTGCTGGCCTTCAGCCGGGCGAAATTCCGGCCATTCTTCAGCGTGGTGAAGTTGTCCTTCCTCGCGGGGCAGGGATGGTGAACAAGGCGAGAAGCACGGAAACCATCAACGTTGTTCTTCGGGATGACAGCGGACGGATGGCCCAGATTGCCGATCAGCGCATTCAGACTGCATCAGGTGCAATTGTCCAGGTTTCGGTGCAGCAAAGCGCCAAGGCCGTTCAATCAAACTTCCCGACCATGTTGGCAGACGCACAAGCGAGAAAAATGTAATGGCAACCATTCTCTGGCCCCGTTCGGTGCTCAAGCCGAAGCGTGACCCGTTCAATATTGCCCCGCGTACACTCGCAGGCCCTTCCAGCGTGTCGGGCGTGACGCAGGTTACGGCTTCTGACGCCGGTATCTGGAAGGCGACGTTCAGCGACATCATTATTCGTCGTGGATCGCCTTCCGTTCTTGCATTTCGGGCTATTGCAAATCTGCTGGAAGGTCGTTTGCGTCCGATCCTGGTTCCTCGCTGTTGCGCTTATCAACCGTTCGATCCTGACGGGGATGGCGCGGCTGATAATGTGCCTCACTCCGATACCAGCCCGTTCAGTGATGGCGGGCTGTACCGCTCCCGATCAATCGATATCCGCCTGACCAGCAACATACCGCTGCGCGGGACGACGGCGAACATATCGCTTGTTACGGCGGGCCAATTGCAGCCGGGGATGGATTTCTCCATCGGAGAACGAATGTACCGCATCCGCACAGTGCAGATGACAGGCGAGAACACGGCTACCATCACATTCCGTCCTCCGGCCCGCGAAGCCGCGCCAGCTGGTAGCGATATGGAGTTCGACTATCCAGTGTGCAGGATGCGCCTGGCGTCTGATAGCGAAATGGACCTCGATCTTGATCTCATTTCGCAGTGGTCATTCCCGACAGTGAATTTCGTGGAAGATGTCTGATGTCTTTCTTTGATCCGACGCAACTGGCCGAGTTCGCCAAACATGAAGTGAGGCTGGATTTCCTTGTCGAGTTCCGCTTTGCGTCCGAGACAATGCGTGTCTGGAACGGCAACACGGCGCTGGAAACCGGAGGCAATCGCTATGAACCGATGTATGGCTATGGCTCGATTGACGGCATCGGCATGGCTTCGACCACTGCCGCGCAGAATGTCACGTTCCAGCTTTCAGGCTTGCCGGATGCGACACTGAACTTCCTCGCTATGGCGCTTGATGCAAATGATGAGGTAGATCAGCGCATTGTCGTAATCTCGATCCAGCTTTTCGATGAGGAATGGCAGCCGCTTGGCGGTCCCGCGCCGATCTGGTGGGGCTTCATGCAGCCGCCCCGCATCAGCCGCACCGAAATGCAAGGCACAGAAGGCGCTATTCAGTCGATCAGCATGACGGCAGAAAACGCATTCTTCAACCGATCACGACCAGCATATGGCCGCTATACCGACCGAGACCAACAGCGCCGTTCGCCCGGTGACAAGTTCTGTCAGTTCATCGGTTCGCTGCTCTTCAAGAGCTTTAAATACCCGGATTACTGATCCCATGAACATTGCCGAGTTTGTAGCTGCCGAGGCGCAAAAGCCTTTCCGGTGGGGAGAGACTGATTGTGTTTCGACCGTTGATCGCTGGATCAGGTCTTGCACAGGTCTGTCGCCGCTGGCTTGGGTAGACAGGGAATATTCGGATGCTGCAGGGGCTGCATCGGTACTGGCAGATCGTGGCGGGCTGGCTGTGCTGGTCAACCGGGCAATGCGCTCGCAAGGGTTCATTAAGACCGGCGAGCCTGTGACCGGCGATGTCGGTTTGATCATCCATAACGGCAAACTGTGCATGGCAATCCATGCCGGGAATTGCTGGTTCTCGCACGATGAACATGGGCTGATTGGTGCGCCACTGTCCGCTGTCTGGAAAGCTTGGAGAATTAAATGCCAGTAGCTCTTTCCGGCATCATTGCGTCTGTGGTGGGCGCTGGCGCGCTTGGCGCTGCCTTGCAGACAGGTCTTGCCCTGATCACGCTTGCCGCCGGTACGACGCTTGGCAGCTTGGCTATAGGGCTGGGTATTTCTTATCTGGCATCGTCGCTGTTTCGCCCGAAGCAGCCGAAGCCAGAAGATGTGCAGCAGCAGGTTCGCCAGCCTACGCCGCCCCGCATTCGCCACTATGGCCGCGTGAAAACTTCCGGTGCCTGGATATTCGCCGAAACCCAGAGCGGTGGCTTCTTCAAGGTTCTTGCCTTGGGGCAGGGGCCATTCGATGCCATTGAGGAATACTGGCTCGATGATCAGAAAATCGATTTGCTGCCAGATGGCTCCCCGACACCGCCGAGCAAATGGCGCGAGGGATCATCTGGAAAAACTCTTTTGCGCATTCAGTCGCGCCTCGGTGCGCCTGTCGAGACGGCATATAGCGAATTGACATCGAAGTTCCCCCAGTGGACCGCATTGCACCGGGGGGACGGCATAGCCTCCTTGCTCGCTTGCCAGTATGCAGTCGGTGACGAGTATTATCTAAGCCTCTTCCCGAACGGCGTGAACACGAACTATCGCGTCGTGGCTCGCACATCACTCGTCAAAAATCCGGTCACGGGTGCGGTCGCGTGGAACGATAACGCCGCCGCAGTGATCCGGGATTACATGACCCACAAGGACGGCATGCGCCTTCCAGAAAGCCTCGTTTCAACGCCGCTTGCTCAGGCTGGTTGGGTTGCAGCGTACAACCGCGCCGCCGAAGCAATTCCTATTGCTGTTGGCGGTACTGAACCTCGCTATCGTCTCTGGGGTTCATACAGCCTTGATGAGCGTCCCGCTGACGTGCTGGGCCGAATGCTGGGATGCTGCGATGGCAGACTGGTGCCGACGCCAGACGGGGGCTTGACGCTTGATATCGGCGCGTGGTCCGAACCTACTGCTGTCCTGACCGCTGACGCGATCACCGGCTTCAGCGACGTGGGCCGTGGCCGTGACGTGATGACAACGGCAAACACGATCCGGGCCACATTCTTCGACCCCAACCAGGATTATCAGGCATCTGACGCCGACCCGTGGGCCGATGAAGATGACGTGTCCGAACGTGGCGAAGAAGCCAGAGATGTACAATTCAACATGGCTCCGTCACACAGCCAAGCCAGACGGCTGATGAAGCTCGAATGGTTCCGCGCAAATCCGAACTGGGTGGGGACCTTCAATACAAATCTGATGGGCCTTGCTGCCTTCGGTGAACGGCTTATACGCATTCAATACCCGCTATTTGGCATTAACAGTGTTTTTGAAGTCCTTGATTTCAAATTCATTCTAGGCGAAGGCGGTATCCTTCAGGGGGCGACCATTCAGGTTCAATCCATGCCGCAAACTGCCTACCAGTGGGATACCTCGCAGGAAGGCACAGAGCCGGTATCGGATGAGACCACTTCGGGTGATGACTTGCCGGTGCCGGATGCGCCCGATGTTCTGATCGTCGCGGGACCGGCTGCTGAACTGAGCTTTCCGCCAACGGGAAACATCCTGTTGAACTACATGGTTCGCTGGAAAAAAACGGCTGATACCGAATGGCGTGTAGCTGGGCCACTCGAAAACGATGCCGAGAGCTTTGGGACGCCCCCGCTTGCCGCCTTGACTGAATACGAGTTCCAATTGGCCGTTCGCACCCAGAAGGGGCGCATTGGCGCTTACTCGGCCAGCACGATCAAAACGACGCCCTGACCAAACCCACAAACTTAGAAACTTACACCCTGCTTTGGCGGGGCGTTTTGCCATGGAGCATTCGCATGACCGTTCGCACGATTGACGAGATTTTCCGCGATTTCGTTACCGATGGCGTTCCCGCGTCGGGGCCATTCAACCCTCACAAGCCGGACATCCGCGACACGCTGAAGGCGCTGACAGAGGGGAGCGAGAATTTCCCCGACAACCGCGTCATTCGCCTTAACAATGCCAACGAAGGCACGGCTAACAATATCGTTGTTACGGCTTCTGTCGCGATCCCGGCGGCGGCATATCAGGTGCTCTATATCCTGAATGTCACACAAGAAAATACGGGGCCGGTGACAGTATCAGGCGCAATCAATCGCGATCTGGTTACAAACATTAATCAGCCAGTTCCGGTAGGCTATCTTACGCCGGGCATGGCCCTACTGTGCATCGACACCGGGTCAGAATTGCGCCTCCTGTCTTATGGAGACGCGGAAACAATCGCGCAGGCCGCCGAAGATGCAGCGGCGCGAGCTGAGGATGCCGCCGCAGTCGCGGAAAGCGCCGCAGGCGGGTTGCTGTCAAATTTTGATACTGCGTCTGCCGTTGCAGCAGCAAACATACCAGGGCCGGTGAACTATGCCCGCACCGCTGGATATTCCACTGTCGGCGATGGCGGCGCGGCGCTCTACAAGCGCGTTGGGGCTAATCCTAATGTCGGGCCAGCATTGCAGACGAACGGCAGTTTCGCTTCTGACACAGGATGGACGAAAGTTAATAGCGCCGTGATTGCTGATGGCAAATGCACATTTAGCGGCACATCGGCAACAATTGCGCAGACAATTGCAGGAATGGCAGGGGGTAAGCTCTACCGTGTGCAGTACAGGATTGTTGATGCCTTCGCAGTTGGCGGTGGTGTGGCTGCGCAATTGTTCGGAGGCGCGGATAGCTCGTCCAGTGCACCTAATAGGACTGCTCCGGGTACGTATATCGAATACCTTGTAGCCAAAGGGACACATACGTCTGTTAGGTTCTTTACCTTCAATGCAGGGGGTGGTTCCATTGATGACGTTATCGTCCAAGAAGTCACAGCCGGTCAAATCCAGTCGGCTGACGGTGCATGGTGGGAAATTGCTGACCGTGTTTTGCGACCGGAGATGTTTGGCATCAAGGGTGATGGCAGCAATGAAAACACGCTGTTGCAGGGGATGTTTGATTTCGCTGCGGGCAAGGAGGTTGTACTTCCTTATGGCGCTACCTACGGCATTAGCACCATCACTCTCCCGATCGGTATGCGATTGAAGGCGAAGGGTGCGAGCTTCAATAAGCTTGTCGCTTCAACGTCATACGCGATCAACATCCCGGGATATGTGACGTTTGATAATATCATTCTGTCCACTCCGGGCGGTGGTAGCGATATGGGCATTCGTATCAATGGTGACTTTGTGGCTGGTGAAGTTATCCAATCAATAGCTACTGCGGAAGCTAGTGGGTTTGCCGTACGCATCGAAGGCCCTTCCGCTGCGGCTCGTATCGGGAATGTCCGTATAGCTAAGATCACAGCCGGAAATTTCTCGTCTCAAATTCAGGCGTTCTATGTCTCACGTCTGTGGATTGGTGACATGAGAATGACGAACTACGTCACCGGGTTTTATATCCGTGATGTTGTTATATCTCAGTTCGATAATATTTTGGCATCTGGTCTGCACTCAGCCGCGACAGGAGGCGCTGGCAATAACGGCGTTCTCCTCGAAAGTGTCGATGGTGATTACGGAACTGATAATGTGACGTTCGGTAAGGTCACTGTGAAAGACAGCGCGGAACATGCAGTGCGCATAGGTGGCCAGTTCATCATGCGAGATATTCACTTCGATAAGATTTCCGCTTTCAATACAGGTTCACTGGGAAACACGTCTACTGGCGGCGCTGCGTTCAAGGCTCTGCTTGGTGATACAAATCCAGGTAGGCATGAGAATATTACGGTTGATAACCTGTATTTTGAAGATTGTTCTGATAGTACTAACGGCATTCGAAACCATGCCGCTGTTCATATCAGCCGGTGTAACCAAGGATATGTTAATAACATCGTAGGTAGGCGCAATAACAAAGCCTACTCATGCAAAATAGGAATATTGATTATAGGATCAAATAGGTTCCATTTCGACAATCCAGATATTATATATGCAGCTAATTTCGGATTTAATGCTGCAGCGGAGAGCCTGCAAGATAATATCAGTAACGTAACCGTAAATGGCGGTATTTTGCATTCCGCACAAGCGTCCCCGGTATGTTATTTTGAGCCTGATGCAGACGCTACTTTTACGAGGGTGAATATAAAAGGAACCGTTCTGTATGGTGGGCGAACTGCCGCAAGATACAACGATCCTACTGGCACTGGAAATTATGTGAACTGTTCGTTCGATGCTGATTACTCAAGTCCTGTGGCTACGCCTTCTGGCGGAGTAGTCGAAGTAAGTAATCCTGGCGTACAAATGACGCTTAGAACAAACATTCCTACACCAGTAGGTGCCTCTCCTGCGAACGGTTCTACGTGGCAGGATTACGGACGTGGCGAGTTTTATGTGCGCCGTGCAGGCAATTGGGTTGCAGCGTAAATTTCAAAGAAGCTTTCTGGCTTCTCGTTTAATTCGCCCCGCGATCCGTCGCGGGAGCGATCTTTTTGGAACCGCGGTCACGGGCGTGGCAGGCGGCACTGATTTTATTTGTGATTGAAGTTCGCGCTCGTTTTCTACCATGGTCGCGATGCAAGCTTCGGCATCATCCAGCTTTTTCTTGTACCCTTCGATTTCTTCGTTCTGAGTTGTGCCTTTGGTCTTCGAAGCGTCAAACAACGCGGAAATCTCTTGAGCAAGCAGAGGACGTTTTTCGAAGTTGAATAGATAGTCATCTTTCGAGAAATGGTGCAACAGACAGGCTTTGAGTAAGCCAAGATGATAATAGATATCAGAAATAACCAACCCATCGACGGGGCGATCTGCCAGAGTTTTCATTTTATCCAGATTGACGAAATCGAAGAATGAAGAGTTGTCGTTGACATAATGCCACACAAATTCTTTTGTCCTTTCGATGAGGTCGAGCCTCCAAGAGTACCCGCCAAATACTTTCTGAGAGGGGAAGTAAGGCTTGAACTCATACGGCGCAATCGGTTCACCACGGAACGGAACCCCGATAGATTTGGCTATCTCTCGTGTTTTTTCTGGCCAGCGATCAGCGGCGAACGCTGCAGTTTCCAACGGAGCAGGGCTGTGTCGCATCATTGCATAGTGGATAATCTGATTATCAAGTGCCTCATCAGAAACACCCATCAGCAAGCGAAGCATCCGGCCATCAAGGAACGGATGAACTTCGCTTCTAGTAATGTGTGCATTACCTTGGCTCCCGGTCAATCGGGTGGCAATAAGGAAAATCAGGGCTTCGACTTGTGGATACCGAGATACCGGCGCGTCTGCCAGCAGTTCACGCAGCTTGGACACGTACCAGCCGTTGATTTCGGAATAGGCATCAGGGACAAGTACGCTTTTCGTGTCCGGCCAATATCGGCGGCTTTTTAGATATTCATCCAGAGGCAGAGCGTTAGGCTTGGTTTTATAACCGTTTTCGTGGCCGCCAAATATCAGCAGATCGGATCGTGAAATACTACGGAAATCGGCAAGCGATGTTCCAGCCGGGTCCGATACAAGATCGTTAGCGATAGAGCTTGCGATGTCCACGGATGGCTGTGCCAACCCTTGGCGCATTGTCGAGTAGTTTTTGGAAACGCCAAGCATTTCCGCAACTTTGGTCGCGGCCATTATATCGGGAGAGAACTTCTCACCATGGGTGCTGAACGAAAGATCGGCAAAACGGGGATGCTTCGAAAGAAGGCCCGCAATAGCTCGGCTGTCCTTTCCACCGCTTAGCCATAGTCGAGCATCGCGCGTGTTATTGGTCAATACGGTGCCGAATTCGTCAGCCAGTCGCGATATATGAGAAGGTATGTCCGCCGTCTCGATAGGATCAAACAGGTTGGAAAAGCTGGCTCCATTTTCATGGAGATGACCACCATCCACGAAATAGACGCTTCCTTGGTGTGTGCGCTTTATGCCTTCCCAATAGGTGTTGAAATCTCCGCCGTGTGATCGCCCAACAATCCAAGCAAATGTTGTCTTCTGTAGCGGGCGACCGATAGCCCAAGGGGCGAGAAGGTTATGCCGGTTCGTCGCGACAATCTCGCTATCGGTTTCAAGGTAATAAATCGCATCCACGCCAACGCCAGAGCCTGCGAATTGCATACCGTCTTTTGACAGACGAATTGCGCAAAAAGCTTCCGGGAATGAAATAAGGTCAAGGGGGGTGCGTGACCTGAAATTCGCGGTGATACGATCTTCAAGGCTTCTGTCGCCGTACCCATGACAGAACAGAATGCTTCCGTCTTCATTACGAGCAATTTGCCGATCTAAAGCCGCATCAAAATAGAAAGTCAGCATCTCGGAATTGCCGACAGCATCGTGATTTTGATCACGTGGCGCAAAAGGGAGATACTTCAGGAGATCAGGAGCGAGCACCTCCAGCTTGTTACGCTGTGTGTTTTTCGAATAACGAGCCAGAAATATCGCCAAACCTACACCCCCGTTTAAAAACAGCCTGCCTTGTCGATAACCACGAGTTGCCTAAAAAGTCGATAACAAACCGCCCTCCGATCTGGCTTTCCTTTACCAAAACAAAACCCCGGCTGGAGGCCAGACCGGGGCGGCACACCGATCTAGCGGGGGCTTCGATCAGTATGCATTAGCTGAATAGCATATAAGGCTGAAAAGAAAACCCCGCCGAGTGAGCCGCCGGTAGGGGTTGCAATTTGATGTTTAATTCACAATTATGGTGAAGCCCACCGAATGGTGGGTAAAGGAGAAACGAAAATGTCCCTCAACGCAGTACCTGTTGCAAAAAATGATGGCGTTCAGTTCCCGCCGCGCCCGCCACAGGGCCCGGTGGATTTCGCTGCTGTGCGTAAGGACGTTATGAGCCGTTTCCCCAAGGTGCGAGCCGAGCTTGCAAAGTGAGCCTGTATGGCTACCAAAAGGGTATCTTGCTTCTTACCAACATTTTGCACCATAAGCGTGTATGCTTGTGTTTATCGATGAGTCGGGGGACCCCGGCTTCAAAATTGCAAAAGGTTCATCGGATCATTTCGCCGTCGCATTGGTCGCATTTAAAGATGTAGATCAATCCGTACGCACGATAAAGGCTATTAGCGATCTGGCGAGAGGGTTGAGGTCGTATTCTGAGTTTAAATTTAGCCGAAGTCGGCCAGAGATAAGGGACGCATTTTTTGAAGCGGTAAGTCCGTTTGACTTCTGCGTCCGCGCCATCGTTATCCGCAAGGAAGACTTGTATAGTCAGAAACTTCGGACAGATAAGTCCAGCTTCTACAGTTTTTTCGTAAAATCTATGCTCAAGTTTGACAACGGTCTTTTGAAAGATGCGAAAGTTGTCATAGATGGTTCTGGAGAGCGTTCATTCAGGAATGAACTTGCCGCATACCTTCGCAAGCATACAGGAGAAGGGTCCATAAAGAAGGTTATTTTCTCAGACTCGAAAAATGACCGGCTTATACAATTAGCGGATATGTGCGTTGGCGCTATTGCGAGATCGTATTCTCCAGAAAAGAAAGACGCAGACCGTTGGATGCGTAAGCTCTCTCCAAAGATAGAAGATGTCTGGAATTTTAGATAGGATGCGCCCCGACAACCTATCTTGGTGAATACCAAGCACGCACACCATCCGATGACAGTTCGGTGTGCCGGGGCGACTTTTCAGCGCCTAAGATGGCTACTTTCTCTAAAAAGTCAAGATAAGATTGACTCAATGGCCCTGAATTGCGGGGCCTTTTTCTTTGCCGAAAGGAAACACAATGACACGACGCATAAACGCGGCGGGGCTTTCGCTCGTCAAGCAGTGGGAAGGCCTGCGCACGACTGCTTACCGAGATGTGGCAGGCGTACTCACTATCGGGTACGGCCACACAAGCGCTGCCGGATCGCCAAAGGTCACGCCGGGAATGGCAATCGGTGACAAGGAAGCAGAGCGTATCCTGAAAGCCGATCTGGCGAAATTCGAAGCGAGAGTAGACAGGTTGGTCAAAGTCCCGCTGACTGACAATCAGTTTTCGGCGTTGGTTTCATTCGACTTCAACACAGGCGCTCTGGACAAGTCCACCCTGTTGAAGAAGCTGAACAATGGCGATTATGCCGCCGTTCCTGTAGAACTCATGAAATGGGTGCACGCTGACGGGAAGAAGGTTCAGGGCCTTGTCAATCGTCGCGCAGCCGAGGCTGGTTTGTGGGCGAAGGGCGATTTCGTTTCGTCCAATTATGTGCCTGCAAAAACCGCAGCGAATAAGACAGATGTGGCGACCATCGGCGGTGCTGGCGCAGCCGGTGCTGCGGCGGCAATCGGACCTGTCATCCCGGAAGTGACCAAGGCCATCACAGATCAACAGGACGAACTATCAAGCGGCCAGTGGGTGCGAGTTGCGATTGCTGCCGTCATCGTCGGTCTGACGCTATATGGTGTTTATCGAAAGATCAGGCCATGATCTGGGCGCTAATTCCCTCATGGCTGAAATCCGCGCTCGCTGCCCTTGTGGCGGCGATTTTAGTTTTTGGAGCCGGTTACACTATCGGAACGATGAAAGAGCGCCAGCGAGCCGCATTGGACGCGGCACAAGCCACAGCAAAGGCAATTCAGGAAAGGGCGAAGATCGATGAGAAAGTGGGCGGTCTTGATGTTATTGGCCTCTGTGTCGAGCTTGGCGGCTTGCAGTCAGACTGCGAGCAATTGCGCCGGGTGGAAGGAAATTCCCGTTAAACCGGCAACGGCAGTCTATCTCTCCGGGAACGATGCGCCAGCCGGGCAGGGGATTGCAGCGCATAATCGATACTTCAAGGATACGTGCCTATGACGGAAGCGGGGCAGGAGAGAGCTATCGGTCGCATTGAGGGAAAGCTTGATCTTATTATCTCGGATCAGGAGAAAGCGCGGCAGGATCGGAAACAGCAGTATGAGCGGCAGGAAAAGACAGATCGATCACTGGATGAAGTCAAGCGCACGGTCGATAGCATTGATATGCGTCTGCAAAAGGTCGAGGAGCCAGTAGCTGATTTCAACCGCTGGCGTGAGCGTGGCGTCGGTGCTGTAATGCTCGTTAGTTTCTTCGCGGCAACATTCGGAGCCGTGATTGCGACATTCTGGAAGAAGCTTGTTGCCATCATCACAGGGTGATCAGTCGGGCGCTTGTCAGGCATGAGAACATAAGGTAATCACGGACCGATTGCGGACCGAAATAACGGTCCGAGGCGGAACAAAGGGTGATAATCGCAAATCGGTTTTGTTGAAAACATTGCGCTTTATCGAAGCCCACGCCGTTCGGGACGAGGGGGTCGGAGGTTCGAATCCTCTCACTCCGACCATTATATCACTCTGATATCATTATATTATTTGTTTCACCCAATTTTGGG